ATCGCAACCTCTGCAAGCCTTACCTCTGCTAATCTTGCAATGGTTCGCGTTCTCACTTGGGCGGTTAGGTTGCCCTGCAAGGCTGCTGCTAAAGCCTGTCTTTCTGTGGCAAGTCGCCCAATAGTGGCTTGGGTTCCTGCTAGCTGCGCGGCTGTTTGTGCAGTTGTTGCTGCCGCTGCTCTGGCCGCTGTTGCAGTTGATCCCGAAGCGGCAACAGATGAAGCAAGCAGCGCGGCTGCTCTTTGGCGTTCTGCTTCTGCTGATCCTATAGTAACTACCGTTCCTGCTGCCACCGCTTTTCTGTAAGTAATCCAATTACCAACGGCTGACAGAATAGCGCCACCTTTTTGGGATGCGATAAAAGCGAGATAGGCAGAGGTTACGACAATAAGGGCTTTTCCCACATCTATTAGCGCCGCTCCTAGTGCTGGCAAGTTGTTTGCCAATGCCAGTATTGAGCCTGATATTCCCCCCGATACGTTTAGCATCTTGTCCATTTCTGCAACGGTAACAATAAATTGATTTTTAAGGACGGTTAACGACTGCCCGATAGTAGGGACTGATTTTGCAAATTTTTCAGCTAACTCAACGCGCGCATTTTTGAAAGCGTCGATTATTACGTTAGCTGTGATTTTTCCCTGTTCCGCCACTTTTTTAAGTTCGCCACGGGTTATACCCATTTCCTTGGCGATCACGTCGGCCACGGTTGGTAGTTGTTCCAGCACTGAGTTAAGTTCCTCACCTCTCAGAGCGCCTGCCGCCATGCCTTGGGCAAGCTGAACCATAGCATTCTCTGCTTCCACTGCCGTGGCACCTGAAACGGCTATAGCTTGGTTTAGTGACGTTGTGAAGCCTATTAATTCCTCTTGTTTTAGCCCTAACTGTTCCGCACCCACTGCAAGCCGGGAGTAAGTCGTAACGGTACTTTCAAAACTTTGGCGTGTGTTGTTCGATATGTCAAAAAGCTGTTTGTAGACCCCTTCCAGTTTTGAGCTTGCTATTCCGGTAGCTGTGAGCTTGTTTCTTAGTTCGGTGTTTATGTCTAGGAATCTGGCCAGTTCACGCAAGGCCAAAGCACCCCCGATCCCCACAAGAGCGGATTTTAAAAAACCAACACCCTTGGCGGTTTTTTTGGACGTTGAGCCGATTGCCGCAATATCACGCCTAACGACACGGGAACCGCGTTCACTTATAACAATGTCTATCCGCTCTTGTCCCATGATCCTATTTCCTTAGTATTTCCGCACGTTTGACGGCTGCCACCGCTTGACCTACTGCCGTCTCTACAAAGTTGGCGGGTGCTTGGAAGGAGGTACCCGTGTTCAACTTACCAATATACTTAACATTATTGGTAATATGGATGGAAGATCCCCCACGGTAGGTAGCAATCACCGCCTCCGCTTGGGCTAGGGCCGCTGCTGCATTCTCTGCACTGGTTGATCCATGAGAACCTTCAGAATAAGCTTCCTGTTTTTTGGTAGAACCTGCGCCCACCTTGGCGATCCATCCCGATTTTGCGCGTCCAGTGTCAACAGGGGTGGCGCTCACTACGGCCTGATCTGCAACAATGGCCGTTTTTCTAACAAGCTTATCGGCGTTCTTTGTGACGCGCTCTCCGATGGCGGCCATTCTAATGTTAAAATCCTCTAAACTAGCCACGATCCAAAGCCCTACACACTGCCAAAACAGAAAGGCCCAGCACCACGCCCAAGGTAGCAGCGGCTAGAACACCTGACAGAAAACCCAAAACATAAACAGCCGTTTCATATTGGGAGAACCCTGATACTATTTCTATTAGGTTTCTGTACATGTTAATCCCCTTTTTTGTTGTGGTGGTGTTCTAAATACTTGCTATCAAGCCTCTTCATTAACCATATAAAATCGTCTCTCTGGTCGCCTTCTATTTCACAGTAAAGGCAATACTCAAACATTGCCAATATGGGTATTGGGCCTAACGCCTCGCCCATTGTTCGTTCTGCTGTTAGGTCTAAGAATCCCTCATAGAAAAGCACCGCCCCAAGATCAAGGGAAGGTGCATCCTGTATGGCTTTAGGAAGGGGGCGACCAAACCTAAAGCACTGCTGTATAATAAACGCCTCTGTTGGGCCTTGCTCAAATCCGTAAGCTAAGACCCTCCAGAGTTTTTTAACGTCGCCTCTCGTTCCTCTTCGCGGAAAAGTGACATATTACCCGCCTGCTCCTTAATGTCTTGGAACCATTCAGGAAGGGCTTTCAGTTGGGCAATTACTGCCGAACGCTCATAAGGAATCATCTTCCCTTCATCGTCTGGGATGTTTTCCCAACCAAGTAGCACCGTATCGACAAACACCTCTAAATAAATACGCTCTGCCACGTTGTCGGGTAGTGAGTTGTTTTGAATTGCTGCCCTGTAAGGACGTGTTGCGCGCTCCAGTGCTTTACTGAACTTTTTGTTCTGGCCACCTGCACGTGCAATCTTTACCCGCATGTTGTCGCCTTCGTCGTTTTCGCCATAATCAAGCCAAATACCTGATTTTTCAAGGTTTTCATTGGTTTTGAAGATTTTAGAAAGTGCGCTCATTTTTTATAACTCCTAAGAAAAAAAGACAGTGGCAGGACGCTATCCCACCACGGTTAGTGCTGGTAACTAGCCAGCAGCTACAGTGGGCAAATATGGGAACTCGTTGAATAGTAACGTATGCCCGGCAGTACCCTCTGCCGCCTCAACTGATAAAGGAAGTTTGATCGGCTGATCTACTTCAATTTGCAACCGGCCATCGCCCAAGGCAAGCAGAGGAACGTCCCATACCATGCCTTTATTAGACTTAACAAGTGAGAAATCAAGGCTGACATCTGAATTATTCCGTACCGCCTGCACCGCTGCCACGTCTGCAAAATAGGCCGTAGCAGACCCGCTGACTTGAAAGATACCGGCAGAGACATCGAACGCGCCCAAAACTGCAACCGCTTTGTTGGGGGATACGTTGTTGTTCACAGTAATGGTTAATTCTGAAACGTAAGCGAACAACGCCGAAGGATTGGCGTTTCCTGCTGTTACGATACTTAGGCGCATTCTGGAAAAATCAGAAGAGGTATTATAGGCATCAGAGGCCACTAATGCAGGACGGCTGCCACTTTTAACGCCCGTGGTTCCGTCCCGTTGCGTGTGGTCTGTTGCAATAAAGCCCATATCCATCGTGACTTTATCGGCTTGCCTGACTTGAATACTTAGCTCATTAGCCACTGCGCCCTCTAAATACTCGGACATTGTGCCATTGGCATCATCGCCCAACGTGCGCTCCAACTGATAAGAGCGACGTTTGATAAGAGAGGGGGTTTTTTCATTCTTGATAACATTCCCGAAAAACAGGTTAATTGTTAGGCCTGTACCGGTTTCGTTTACCATCGTGTTGTCGGTCTTATCAAACTCAAGCGACGTGGTGGCGATAGACGCAATGCGCGCAAATCCGTTGTTTACTGAATTGGTAAACACGCTGCCGCCTGCATCGCCGCCAATGTAGACCCACTCACCAACCACAAGACCCATCGTGGTGAAATCAATCGTTCCCGACACGCGCGAAAGTTTGGGCAGTGAACCGGTAACGTCAATATCTAATTGACCCGCCCCACCTTTAGCGCCTACGGTCTGAAAACGTGCATCACTTGGGGGGCTTCCCTCGGTAACAACTGTTTCATTCACTACGATAGTGGTATTTGTGGAGCTGGCTACGGTCTTAATTCCGTTGTTTGCTGCATTGGTAAATCCGCTCATTGCTACCATGTCACCGCTTGACAGTGCAGCCCCTAGCGTACCAGAGGCCAGTGTGTACGTTTTCGTTCCCGAAGTGGTACCGGAGAACGCAATGGCCGAACCGTTCATGGGGATGTTTGTTCCTTTTTCTCGCATGTCTGCAAAAAGGAATCCCTGAAACAGTCGCACCGCACCACCTTGTGTGAGGTCTTGCCCAAACCCGCCAGAGGCTTCTAAATCAGAAACCACGCCCTTCTGCTGCTGGCGTGATGGGTTAATGGGTTTCCGTGCAACTAGCGACAACTGGCCGCCAAAATCATTGTACCCGTTGGGTTCCAGTGGATGCCATACGGGGGAACCCGGCAAGACTTTAATGCTGGTTTCCTCTGCGAATTTCAATCCCGTTGCGTTTGAGTCGATTTTATTAGCCATGCCGAACTACTCCAAAAAATTAGGTGACAGTAGGGCGGAAAGTCCCAAACCCCGTAACAACTTTTAACAGTTTACTCCTTAGAGGATCAGGATGCAATAACCTGTAAAACAAGACTCCTTTTCCATATACTTTTGTATATAGGGTGCTATTATTAAGACACACCAACAAACAAAGAGGGTAAGGCCATGAAATTAGCAACTACCAAAAAAAGAGTTCTCACCAAACTCCAAAAATCACCCCAAGGCGCTACAACACTTTACAGAAAAAGAGAATCAAAGGCTGCGGAGGCTCTTCAAAAAGAAGGTGTTCTTGTCTATGTTAAAGCCGCTTGCCTTAGCAGGTATTCAGTACCTAGGGGAGTGGCTACTTTAGTGAGTATCTGAGAACCATTTTCCCTATACTCTTGTAGATAGGGTGCTATTATTAAGACACACCAACAAAGAGGGAATGACAATGGCCACTTATAGAATGATACAGAAAGCTCACTCTTAGCGGCTTTCTGTATGGAGGAAGGATACCGTGGGCTGTTAGGGTCTGACGCTTACCAGGCCTTGGGACGGGATGGCACTAAATCCTTTATACGGTCTTTTCGGTTCGCGGCAAACTTGGATCAAGAGCCAGAAGCATGGTATCTTAAAACCACACCTAAAGAACCTATCTTCTTTTTGCATGATAGCCTGCTGCCCAAGTGATACCCCCGCCCCCTTCGGGGGCAATAGGAGAATATTATGGACATTGCACCTAAAAACTTAATCGTTAAAGAATGGTTAGAACAGCAACAGCAGGAGGAACAAGAGCCACACCGCGAACAATTGCAACTCCCTATCTATGAGCAAGAATATCAAGAGGTGCCAAAATGCAGAGAGTAATATTAGGTCATGAGGTCTATATTGTAGGCCTAGAATATTTTTTAGACACGTTCCGGTTTCGGTTTGAGCTGAACTATAAAGGAACGACATTCTACGCCATCAGGGACGATAGGGGGGACTGTACCAATTTCAGAGTGTACGAAAAATGGGATACAGAAGTTTTGTTTGGGGATGATAATTGGCTTACCTATCAAAATGCCGCGCAGCTTATAACAACAGTAGCCACACAAGCCGCCTGCATTGTTTTCCTGCCTAACCCCTAGCGTATTTGATCGAACTGGAAAAGTGCGGTGGTGTTGATCTGATACCACCCTGCCCCCTGACCTACCACCGTTATTCTGGGAACCCTGAACCACACGCCCCCAGAGGTGGTTTTTCCTTCTAGGGCTTCCCTTATCACAACGCTCAATTGTTCCGCCTTTGTTGGGCCTCCTTCTGATAGTGGTGTGAATACTTGAACGGTTATAATTCCATTCCGTGTATATCGCACGTTTGAGAGTCCGCCCAACCCCACTGGCTCGCTTACTGTCTGCTGTACCATAACACGCGCCCAAGGCTTGGTTGGGTCTCTCTCCCCTTGGGCATCCACCCCGTCAAACTCAAGGGCGACAACAGCCGACCCATTAAGTGGGGGAGTGTTCAGGTTCCATGCTGTTGTGAACAGGGTCAGTATTTCATCTTTTGCTTGCTGGTCTGATAGGTTCATCGTCTCACCTGTACCAAGTAGGCCACAATTTCATCGGCGGGGGAAAAGGTCTCTATGATTGAAATCACACGCCAGACCGCACCCCCTTTGGTAATCGTACTGCTTAATAGATCAACACTTCCCAAGTTTTGGGCGGGTAAATAGGCTTGTTGGTCGGCCTGCTGTATCGTCACGCCGTCAATGTATTGTTGGCCATATCCAATAAATGCGGCCACGGTAGAAGTGGCCACGGCAGG